ATGGACAACCTGAACCTTCGCGGCCAACCCGACCCCTCGCTAGTAAATCGTCACGAAAAATGGGAAGTTGACCATTTTTCAAACTATATGCTGATCAAACACGGATATGACAGCGCAAAAGTCCGCAGGATGCTGGCGTTAGCGCCGGGCAATCTGCGTAGCCGCGAGCACCTTGAGCAGTGGATCATTACCAACTGGCTGCTCTACATTTAAGTGGAATGAAAAAGGGCGCGAATGCGCCCTTTTTCTCTCGGCCCTGCTAACGTCGTCCATAACCCTTATGTGCAGGCAGCGCCAAAATTAGCTCCGCTGGATAGAGTTGCATGTAGCTCCGAGCAATCTCAGGATTTCCCACTTGGAGCCAGTCAGCCGCCTGCTCACCTGGAATGACAACTAGACTGCGCTTCTCATGCGTCGGCCGGTGAAATCGACTCATCAATGGATGACCGTCGGCCCTAACCGTGAGCTGGGTGAAAGATGTCTGCAACCTATCACCAGCGGTCGAGAAGCCAGTCATGGATTCAAGCACCTCGCCATCAGTCGCCCGGTAATTGACGCACATCGTCAATCTCCTGCTCTGCTAGCTGCCGCCCGCAGCTCATCGGACTCGTCAAGCTCTGTGTCAATTTCGGTCATCTCGCCTGCGCGGCGTCGCCACCCCAGTTCGTAGGCGTCGCGGACGATGTCTCGAAGGTCCGCGTAAGCATCAAGGGAGGAAGGGTCCCGCTCATCGGGGACGAACTGAGGCCACAACCCACTGCGTGTAAATTTTGATAGTGCCCTCGCCGCCAGAACCTCGGACAGGCCGTCGTAATTGAGATCCATTTTTCAGACCAAGTTAATTATTCTCACGTTATGACATATGTTAGGGGCCATTTTCAAGCTCATCCGGCAGGGCATCAAAACGGTGGCCCAGGCTCGACTTTGCCGAACGCCACCTGCCATGTTTGCCAATACGCAATAGGCGGACCATTGGTACCGCCTATGCGCTCAACTCCATAGATGACCATACCCCGCTCATCAAACCAGAGTATTTCCGGATTTAGGAGGCACAATAGCCTGCCTGGGAAGTAGCGCAGGTGTGCATCCAGTTCGTCGTTGAACCTCACAATTTCGGCAAGCGAGTGAAATTCGGCAAGCCGATCATGCACGCGCGAAATTTTCAGCTCGCCCACAACGGGTGCCACGCCGCGCCTTTCCGCCGGCGAGAGATTTACTCCAAGTTTCTTCAGGCAACGCACAGTCACCAGAACTCCCCTACGCGGCGGCCGGCAAAAGCCCGTTCCGTGCCCTGCCACTGTTGGCAGCAAATTTAAATCTTCTGCCTGGGGATGCGGCTCCATCTGATCTTGAGTGAAGCTCATGAGGATCTTTCCGATACTGTATTTATATACAGTATTTTAAGCGCGATACCGGGTGCTTTCCAAGCTCAACCGCAGCGACAGTGCGTTCCTGGATCCTACGCGTCCGACGGCCCCCCGCCTGTGAGGATTAAGGACTTTCCTGATACCGACAGCGCTTCCTGCCACATACACTCAAATCCTCACACGAGTGCCGACACCTGTCGTGACCGTGTGATTTTTGGAAGGTTAGGATATGAGTAATGAAGTTGCCTCAAACACCATTTTGGTGGTCGAGGACAGGGTGGATGTCCGACTGCTACTGGCCGACGTGTTCGCGGGAGAAGGATATCGAGTGCTGATCGCCGGCAATGGTCGAGAAGCGCTGAGAACATTAGAGCATCAAAGCGTGAACGTCATCCTCACGGATTTACGGATGCCCCTCATGGATGGGGTGAGGTTTGCACGGGCAGTAAGAGCGGATGAGCAACTGAGACACATACCCATCATTCTGTTGAGCGCCACACCGATGAACGAGACTTGGAGGTCACTCGGCATTTTCGATGCTTTTCTGTGGAAGCCAACACTACTAGAAGAGATCATTGCTGCAGTTCAACACGTGCAGCAAAATGGCGCAGCCGGTTCCAGTCTGGTCGGCGTCTCACGAAAAACATCGAGCGCAGAAATATAAAGAACTTAAGCCAACCGGAGTCGTGAATCACCCAACCGGCAGGAATCCGCCGAACAGAGCCCGACGTCAGCAAATCCGAGCAAAAAAAGCCCGCATTGCCATGAGAAGGGGAGGCAATGCGGGCTGAATTCCAGTGACTACTGGATGGGGAAAGCCGACGGGAATACCACCGTCGGCGCCGGCACTATAGCAAAGATCAGGTTTTTTTGCCCGGATGCAACAACGTCTCCCGGGCATCTATATGGAATGCTCGGGCTATGCGTCATGGCGGGGGCATGCCGTTTTCTCGGATAAACGCCTGCGCCGCGCGTGCAGCGGCGGCGGCCTCCTCCGCCTGCTCAATCAGCGATTTAACAGCTCTGTCCAACTCTGACGAAAGTATCCGGCCGGGGGCATTTGCTGCATTGCTGCCGCCGGTGCCACCGGCCTGGGCGGGTCCGGGAGTGAACCCATCGCACCAGGCTGCACCGAGGCGCAGCCGTTCAGAATTGCGCAGATCAGAGCGTACTTTAGCCATTTCATCATCGTGACCTTTCTGGATCTGGGCCGCCTTGAGCGCCTGCTCGGCACCGGTGGCCCGGTTTTGTTCGCGCCGAACTTCTAGCGCTGCTTCGGCGGCGGCCGCCTGTTGCTTCACCTGAGCATCCCACTTCGCCTGCACGCGCCCGGCCCCGTGGATCTCGCAGCCAAGGCACAGCGCCACCAGGGCCAAGATCCAGCAGCACCAGGACGGGACGATGCGCAGCATTCCAAGGGCGGCCATCATGACAGCACCTGCTTCGCGTTTTTGTACAGGACAAGCCGCGTGGCGTAGTCCACCGAATCGCCCACGGCGGCGCTCTTCCGGCCAATGTTGATGATGTCGCAGACCCCGTCGAAGTCGCCGGCATCGGCATATTCACTCAGGTCATTGGCGTGCCAGAAAAAGGCTGCGGCGCGGGCGGATCCATCTGGCTGCTCCAACAGCTCAGGGTGCACGGCGCAATCAATACCGAGAGCCATCATCAGGGCTATATAATTCGTCTTGCCGGTGGTCTGCAGCAGGCCACGGCCGCGATACAAGAACCCCTCTCCGCTCGCCTCATCCCCGTTGCCCATGCGGTTGCAGTACACTGCGTTCCCCATGTGCTCGGGATTGCGAGCCAGCTCGGCCGCGCGCGACACCAGTGAGCGCCAGCGCGAACCTGCCGGCGAGGCATTCCCAATCTGGCGAATGCGCTCTGCACTGTAATTAAGGTTCTCGACCAAGGCGGACAGCTGGCCAGACTCGGCACCGACGTTGGCCAGGAACATGCTCTGGCGCTGAACGCTGTCGATGCCGAACTCCCGCATGGCCGCGTTGAGGGGCTCTAAAAACAACGATGCCCGCGTGGAAGCGGGCATGATGCGTTGGAGCTGGGCAAGCGTGAGAATCATTTTGGTTCTCCTGTATCGGTTGCACGACGGTTGCGGTAGATCCACCCACCGGCCAGCAGACCGGCCACCCCGACGTTCGAGATCACCTCGGCCGGCTGCGGGCTGATATAGCCATACAGGGGCCCTGTGATCACTCCAAACGCCCCCAACGCCGAAATGACGTACCACGCACGCACCAGATGATTGCTGCGGTGGTTCATACGGTTCAGCGCGAAGACGCAATGGAGGAAGAGCGCGAGGCTGGCCAACAAGTTGACGACCAGCAGATAGTCGGTTGCGAGCAGGATCTTGATCATTTGGATGGCTCCTGGTTGATGTTGCCCCCTCCGAATTTCGTACGTATCCACCCCAGTGCCAACGGAATCACGGTCTGCGAACTCGCGCCGATCACAAAGCCACTACACAGTCTGGTGGCCTCCGAGTACTTCCCGGACCAGGCAAACACGTCGGACTGGATGGCCCAGGCGTGCAGCATCGGCCCGACGTAACCGCCCATGAGCGCGCTGGTGATCAGGATCATTACTGCACGTGGGCGGGAGACCGGCGGCAGGCTGGAGAGCATGGCCAGACCACCGGCCAGCCCTGCCAGCAGCATCTCGTACTGCAGTCCCAGGAATGACCCTGTAATGGTGATGGTGCCGACGGCAAAGGCCCCCGAGCCGGCACCGATCACTGCCCCTGTTGTTGGTTCTGGCATTTATGTCCCCGAAAAAAAGAAAACCCGCTCTAGGCGGGGCTTAGCATTTGCGTGAATTGGAGGATTCTATTAGGAAGTCCGAACCGGCTCGGGCAGATAGATCTGCGACCATTCCGGCAGCGAATCGAACCACGCGACATAGCGCGGGTCATTGACCGCGACCTCACCTTGATAGGGGACCGACTCCACTGGCTGCGGCCCGCCGATACCTCCATTGATGACAGTCTCCGTTTCATCGGAGAAGCTTACAAACACAGTTTCCATTTCATTCCTTTCAAATTTCGTAAGAAGAGATCGCCAGGGTGAAGGACGGGCTCCCAGAGGAAACCGACGTTGCATAGAACAATGTCTGGGCAGTCTGCAGATCCAGGAAGAATGGAATGTTGATCGGCTGGCCATTCGTCGTGATCACTCCGGCTGTCTTCATACCGCCGACCCCAGCTGCCGACGCAGCGACGGACATCGAGATATTGGCTGCAACAGAGTTCGTATACTCGCAATAGCCGCCAACGCGGCGAGCGTTAAGCGGCACCGCCGACGCAATAATCAACGAAATGAAGCTTGCGCTGAGAGTCCCGCTGGCAATCAGCGGGGCAACGGCGACGCGCGTCAAATTGCGGTCTACGACATTGCACAGCACGAACTGGCCAGAAGCGTTCGTCGGCACCACCGCCAACAGCGAAGATGCGATGAAGCCGGCCGGCATGTTCACCCCGCCATACACCTCGGAGGCCTTTGCACCGGTAGCATTTCTGCCCAGCAGCGCGCGAGTATTGGTCGCCGGATTGAAAATTGCGTAAATGGCCACGTAGCCATTCAGAGGGGCCGCGCCTGTATCCATCCCGCCGGCACCCACCGTCGCCAGGTTGATCGAAGCGTTAAGAGCGCCCAGGCAGAAACGCAGACCACTCAATGCCGACTCGACCACCACTTCATCTGCAGTAAAGTTCGCCGTCGTTCCTACTGCAATATTTGCATTCAGGTTTCTGGCAGAACCCACGACACCGCTAAACATGGCCTTCAGCGCCGTCATGAGCTGCGTATAGGCGCTCCCGTCCGGCACGCCACCAGACGACTCGACGACATTGGCCACCTCCTCCTGCAGATGGTCAAACCAGTCCGCCTCCAGATCGGTGGAGGCCAGACCGGTAACCGCATTACCATTTGTGAAGCCAGGCTTACCGGCCCCAAACTTGTCGACCACCTTCGTAGCCGTGGAAATTCTCTTCATGCTGCAGCTCCATATGAGATGTACAAAACGGTATGCGCGGGCCGGTAGCGCGCAAGAATGCAGGCCAGCGACGAATCGCCCCACCGACGAATCGGCACGTTGCAGGGACTGGTCGCAGTCATGTTGCGAACGGTGACGCTACTGGGAACGTTGATACGCCAGGCGTACCGCCACCCGCCCTGATTGAGCGCAGCATTGCACTTCGAATTTGCCCGGAACGGTCGAAATTCACTGATCGTGCAACCTGCATAGCCCAGCACGTCCAGCAGGTTGATGAAGAAGCTCACCGACTGACCGCCCTGCCAGGCCAACTTCTGATGTAGCCGTTGCCGTCTCTCGTCAGGGGTAGGCGCGAGATCCATGCATTCATCCGGCAGGCCTGCCACACGCTCCCAATCGGATAGCATCTCGGAGGTTGTCCGAGGATCTGCCTCCTCGATCAGCTGGTCGGCCCGCCCGTCAACCCTGGCTAATTCATCCGCCTTGGCCAAGAGCAGCTTGGCCAGGTCGGTATCAAGGTCACGCGGCCAGATTGCACCAGGTGGCAGCAGCTCCAAGAGCTGCGCCTGATACTGTTCAGCGGTTAGGGCCATGTGATCGCCCCCATGGTGCTGATGCTGCCGACCGGGTTGACAACATCGGCCGCCGGCGAAGCCATCACATAGTCCTCTTCGGCTGCAGCCGAGCTAATTGCGGCCCGCATGTGCGACAGCTTGATGGTGCCGCCGGGGATCGCCTTCCGACGCAGGAGGTCAGCCAGTTCGGCCCGGACCGCCTCCCGCGTTGCCGGCGTGTTCGGACTCAACTGAGTGAACTGGAAATTGATCGGTGCAGCTGTTGGCGGTACCACATACAGCTCCGCCGTGACCGGCTTCTTCGCCTCCAGATAGGCCTTCACTAACGCCACCGCTGCAGCGTCAGGGATCGGCACCGCATCGTTGTCCCGCATGAAGCGCACGGTCACCGTTCCCGCGCCCATCTCGTTCGGGTAGACCCATGCCCTGGTCACACCCGCGACCTCCAGCGCCCAGGCCTCATAGTCCGATTTCGTCCCGCCGTTCGGCGGCTCTTGGATGCGCTCCAGCAAGCGAACTCGCCAAGCATCGACAGTCTCCTGTTCGGTGCCATCCGTGATGCCGGCAGGTCCCACTGTCATGCTGCTATCCAGGCCATCGATGGGCGTTACCAGGTTGAGCGCCATACCGGCAGCCGCATTGCCGGCCGTCCCAGCTACCACGGCAACTAGCGGGAGCGCCCCGGCACCGATCGCCAGATTCGTCGAAGCGGAGGTCTTGTACTGCACACCGTCCTGGCGCTGAATCAGCGTCCCAGCATCCACCGTCAAGGCCGCGAAGGCATTCACCGAGGCGAAGCCGGCGGACGGGGTAGAACCTTTCCTCGGCACCTTCCAAATACTGGCGTAACGCGCCAGGTGATCTTCATCGCACCGGTCGATCATCAGCTGATCCGCGAGCCAGTCGAGGTGGCCATGCAGCCCATCGACCGCACCGGATTGCACCACGGCCAGCACATTGAGCGTGGCCACCGAGAGCCGCGCCTCGGCGCCGGTGAGCCGACCATTGATATCGGCGAGCGCTCGGGCCACCAGCTCCTTCAGAGTTGGCCTCTCAAATGCCATTACATCCTCCCTTGATTGATATTCGACCAGGCGAAGTCGAAGCGGTATCTGGCGGGCGCCGTCTTCGGCCGCGTGACCGTGACGCCGAGTCCAAGCCAGCCCTGCCGAACGATCTGCACATCGACCTGGACAGAATCAACGACACCATCCTGGACGAGCCAGAGCAGTGCCTCCTGCCCGTATTCCCTCGCCTTCGCCACCACCTCGGCCAGCTGCTTTTCCCGCGCCAGCAGCCATAGGCGGGAGCCAATGCGCCGACCCTCACCAGCACCGCCGAGGGCATCGCCCCACCAGCCGCGCTTCGAGGAGCTGGCGTCAGGCAAAGGGTCGTCGTCCTCCGCACGCCGGTCGCTGAAGAGCGAGATCAGGATTGCCGTCTTGATGTCGTGATCCGTGGCCAGGTCGCCGTTCAGTACAGCAATGTCGCCGCGGTGATTGGCGGCGTCCCAAAAGATCTCGATGTCCATTACATTTGGCCTTGATCCTTCCCGACCCGACCACCTTCCGGATTACTGTGGTCATGGGCGTTATAGATGGCACGCATCGCAGCCATTTTCTTGTTGCCGTGGTCGCTGATATCGCCGTCTGCAGAGATGTTGCCTGCCACCTGGAGGTCTCCGGACATCTTGACCAGCGGCGTGGTCATATCCACCTCGGGCGTGTTCTGGATGGTGATGGGCTTGCCACCGCCATCAATCACGATCCCGTTGCGAGTGAGATGGACCTTCTGGCCCTGATCGTCATAGATCGCCATCTCCCCGTCCTGCAGGCCGCGCAGACGGAACCGACGATCATCCACCGCGACGATCACCGAGTGGTCGCGATTTCCCCCGATGAAGGTGGATAGAAACTCGGCGCCGGCCTTCGGCACCGAGGTGAAGCCATACTGCTGCACGCGCTCCATCTGGTCGTAATCCTCGCCATCCATCAGCTTGCCGCGAATCACCTGAATCGCGCCGGCATCGTTGACCTTGCTGACAATGCCTCGGCCCAGCATGAGATTGATCTTTCCCCTCATGTCAGCGGTTGCCTCTCTAATTGCTGCAAAGATGTCCATCATTTCTCCAACACGTTGAACCGGTTTTTCGCCACACCACCGGCAGGATCCGGGATCTCCGGCAACTGGTCGAAGGCGTTGCGCGAGAGCAGCTGCAGCACCGTTGTCGAGCCGCCCTCATCGAGCTTGAAGTTCGCCGAGGAGATCAGCCACCAATCATCCAGACGCATCCACGGGCACTGGATCCGAACCATCTTGTTGATCTCCCATAGCTCGCCTGTGACCTCCTCACGCCAGCCCTGCACTGTCACCGTGACCTTCCTGGCCTTCGCTTCCCGATTGGACGCCTCCCACTCGGCCCGCTTCTGGCACCGCGCTGCATCGGCCTGCGTCTCGGCCACCACGATCAGCGGCCGATAGCGACCAATCTGGCTGTTTCCAGTCTTGCTGGACGGCGCCCGCTTCACGGCACCCTTGGGCGCAGCGTGCACCACGTCGAAGCGATCAGCGCCTGGCGCCCCTACCTGGCCCTGCACTGTGATCTCACTGAAGAGCGCCGCGTGGCTGTTCTCGAACGAGGCCTGCAGGATGTTCTTGCCGTGCTGCAGGACGGTTTCGCATTCGCCGCCCAGCCCGGCGCGCGTGATGACCAGGCCGCCTTCGCGGTCAGATACGAACAGCACGCCCTCGGTCCGAGCCAGCTTATCCAGTGTCCGGAAGACCGTCTCTCCGGCCTGGCAAGCTTGGCGCGGCACCTTGCCGCTCACCCTGGTCTTCTTGGGCGGCGTGCCATTCTTGCCGGCCTTCTTCTGCTTGGTACTCAGGCGCTTACCGCTCACCGTCTCGTCGAAGATCGTGATACCGAAGGGCTTGCAGAGCGCCTCGGCGATCTGCTCCAGCGTCTGCCCAGCGAAGGCCGTTGTCGGCGCAGAGCAATCCACCAGGTCGCCGGCCTTGTCCCTGCCGGTCACCTTGATTTCATGGCTGCCCTGGTCATACGTCACCGACACGACATCGACGTAACCCGTGATCACCACGTCGTCTCCGATCAGGATCTCGCAGAGCTCGCCGGGAGCGATCACCCAGTCCACAGGATGCTCGGGCCAGCGCTCAGTAAGCGCCAGCTCGAAGTTGCCGGCCAGTTGCTCGATGCTGGTCCGCACGTTGATGCCCTTCCAGCCGCCATAGATCTGGCCGCCGACCCGCAAGGTCAGCAAATTGGAATCCACCATCGTCACTCCGATACAAATTGAAGGGGACGCCCGGCCGGCACGAAGCCCGGATGCGCGACGGAGTTGCGGCTGACCAGGTCATCCGCTCTTCCCTGCGCATACCAGCCATACCCGTAGAAGTCATGCGCCAGCACCACGGCCGGACGGACCTGCTGCTGCGTCACCGACACCAGGCTCGGCAGCGCGACCGTGTTGCTGGCCAGGTGCTGCAGTGCCACTGTGCGTAGCTGCACCACCGCCTGGCTGGTGGACTGGCTGACCTTGTCCGAGAAGAGGATGGCGTCTGCCCGCTGGACAATCTCCGAGCGCAGCGCCTGCGCCTCCACCGTCGTGGCTGGCTGCGTTGTCGCCAGCTCGTAGATGCGGTTGGACGTCGCACCACCGCGCACCAGCTCACTGAAGGCCATCTGATTGTCCACCACCGCGATCCGAGATGCCGTTGTCGCGTTGACTGCAGAGGCGGATGACGCCAGCCCTTCGGAGAAGTTGAAGAAGGAGAGCCAGCGCTGCGCGCCGCCAATGAGCCCTAGCACCCCCTTCGCCAACGACAGCGGTGCATCTAGACTGCTGCGCAAGTTCTCCGGCAACAGAGAGGTGAGCACCGATGTGGGATCCGCCCGGATCCAGTCCAATGCACCGAGATCGACATCCGGCAGCGCCATGAGGCCGTCGACCTGACCCTGGGCATCGTCGACAGCGAAATCCGGCAGCCCGTCCACCGAAAAGTTATCGGCGAAGTCCTTCTCGAAGGACGCATTGCACACGCCGACCTGCTCGGAGAGCTTGGCCTCGGTATCAACCGAAGTCTTCGGCTCTTCCTGCTTACCGGCCTCCAGGAATGTGATCGAGAACTTCGCCATCCCGCCTTCGCGCGACGACTCCGTAATCTGCACCTCACCGAACACGGTCACCGAGACCGTGCCGTAGTACGGATGCACCAGCTGGCCTGGGCCAGCCTTCTCGATCGCAGCAATCAGGGCATCGCGCGGGACCATGTAGTCGTTGTCGCCCGCCGGGTCGCCCAGCACGAAGGCATCGACCTTATACTCACGTGCCCGCCGCCCCATGTCTTCCGCATAGGGAATGTCGCGCTGGGGATATTCGTGCCGCGCAATGCGGCGGCCGGCGCTCAGGCTGGATCCGTCGACGTTGAACTTCGCGCCTCGGAAACTCGCCTGGCGCAAGTTATCTCGCCATGCCATGTGATTTCTCCCTTACATCATCATGGCCAGGCCGGCCGTGACATCGATATCCATCGCGTTGCCGGCACGCTTGAGCTCGGTCACCTTCGCCGGCGCGCCTTCCAGCTGGATCTTGAGCGTGCCGCCCACCTCCGTCTTGCCGGCGCTGGCGGCTTGGGCGGCCGTGATGTTGCTGGCCCGGTCGGTGGCAAAGGTGAACTTGAAGTCCTTCATGGCGTCCGGCATCAATCGGTCAGGCAAGATCGTCTTCAGAATCCCCAGGATGCCGTTGGCCAGCGCTTGCCATCCCTCCAGCCACACTTGGATGATTCCGCTGAAGAAGTTGACATCGAAGACGCTCTTGATCCGGTCCCATGCGCCGCTGACGTAGGAAACGATGTTGTCCCAGTTCTTGTAGATGATCACGCCGAAGGCAACCACACCCGCGATCATCAGGCCGATTGGGTTGGCGAGCATCACGCCCCACAGCGCCTGCAACCCGCTCAACGCCGCCGGCAACATCGTCCAAGCAAAGACGCTCAGCTTCACCGCAGCCACTCCGAGCGCCCAGCCCAACTGCCCGAACGCCAGGAGGACAGGCGACATCAGCCCACTCAGCAGCATCAGCGTGGATACTGTCGGCCCGAAGGCGCTATTCATAGCCTTGAAGACAGACCCGACCTTCTGCGCGACTTGCCAGAGACCCTGGAAGAGCTGCACGCCGATATCGATGATCGCCGGCAGCTTTTCCAGGAAGGCGTCGAATTTGCTCTCAATCAGGCCACGGTTGGCCACCGTCCATTTCTGGATGTTCTCAAACATGGGCTGGATCTTCTCGGCCAGCTTCAGACCGAGGAAATTCTTGATGCCCTCGAAAGTACCCTGCAGGCGCTTCCACATCTTGTCGAAGGAATCGGCTTGCTGCAGCTGGTCGTCGGTGAAGATCCGGCCGTCTGCAGTCATCTGCTCATACTTCTCGCGGATCCCGTCAGCACCACGGTTCATGGTGCCCATCATGATCTCGCCGGACTTACCCATCAGCTCCAGCAGGACCGCCTGCTTGGCAATGTCCTTGTTAGAGCCCTTGAAGGCATCGGCCATGCGCTCGATCACCTCTTCGGGCTTCATTCCCTTCAGCTGCGCCATCGAGATCCCGACACCAGCAAAGGCTTGCTGCTGTTCCTTCCCGCCGGCCAGCGCCAGGCCCATCGCCTTCTTCAGCTTACCCATCGCGGAGGCAGCGTCTTCCATCGTGCCGCCGTCTTCCTTCACCAGCTCGCCGAACACCTGCAGGCGCTGGGCGTTGATCTGATATTTCTCGGCCAGGTCGCCGACGCTGTCAGCGGCTTCGGCCGCTGCGACCCCGAAGTGAAGGATTTCCCCCACGGTGCCGGCATACACTCCGCCAATCCCTACCGTCGCCACACCCAGGCCGACGAGGGACTTTGAAAGCGCACCGACCGCCGATTTCACCTTGCCCAGGCCGGTAGCGTCGTACAGCTTGCCAAAGGCCGAATGCAGATCACCAGCTGGCTTGATCATGCCCTCCAGCTTGGCGCCGATCTCATTGAGGGTGGTCGAGGCCTTGTCGATGGCCGAGATCACCAGCTCCGTTTTTGTCTGTTGTGTTCCCATTCGATTCTCTCGGGCAAAAGAAAAGCCCCGCCGGGTTTCCCAGGCGGGGCTTGTCAGTGTTGCGTTACGTCAGGAGAAGAGGATACCGAAGAGGCCAATCACAAAGCGCAGACCGATCCAGGCGATACTGGCTACCAAGATCAGCCCTAGCACTGCAGGAATCAGCCCGATAGCACCGGCACCGAATGCCAGCAGGCCGACCATACCTGTCATGCGACCGGGCACTTCCTTCTTAGATTGGGCGGGTTTTTCCATCGGCCCATTCTAACAGAATGCCCTGACCGTCAAGACGAACCCTGCAGCCGCTGTTGCGCCTTGATGACCTCACTGGCCTCATTGGCCCAGAAGTCCAACTCCCAGCTATCCATCTCCCACATCTCACTCGGCGGAAAGTGGTAAAAGTGCGCGATCAGGCCGATGGCGTCACGCCAGTGCCACGTACCAAAAAAGGCGCCACCTTCCCCACCAGCTCGATCACATCGACCGCGTCCAGCTCGTCCAGCGTATCGGCCGGCAAGCCGTTCATCTCCGCGATGAACTTCAGCGCGCCACCGAACTTCCCGTCCGAGGTCTTCGGATCAACGCCCTTCATCTCTTTCGCCTTCAGGCGGCGCAGTTTCAGGAAGGTGATATCGGAACCGTCCGCCGCCTTGATCGGGAACGCCAGTTCGTAGCGATCTTCCAGTACGGCCAGGATACCGGCGACCGGGATCGGCGCGGTCCCATCGCCCACCGGCGCCGATGCCGGCGTGCCCATGGAAGGCCGCAGTGTGGGCGATGGTGCAGACGTCTGCACAGGGCCGGCGGTCGGTCCGTTCGGTTGGCTCTCGTAGAATTGATCGTAGCTCATGCTTGCTCCACCGGTGCGCCGATGAATTTGAGCGATGCCTTACCATCGCCCGCCTGGGGACTGATCGGCGATTCCAGACCAGCACCGCGCTGGATGAACTGCTGCCCGGAATCGCATTCGAAGACGATCGAGCCATTGGTCATGGCGTTCAGGCCCACGATATCCGTATCAGCGTTCACCGCGATATCGCACTCGATTTCGGAATGCACCGGCGTCTCCGTCCAGCCGAGGAAGCCGTGGTCGCCCACGACCGGTTTGCGGCTGACGCCGCCCGGATTGAGCTTCGCCGTGCCAGGCAGGCTGGCGATGCTCGCTCCGTTGACGCGAATGAAAGCGCGCCCAAAAAATTGAGATGGCATATAAGCCTCCTGTTAAAGACGGAACTGGACCTGTGCTGCGAACACCCGGAACTGGTTGACCAGGTCAGGCGGCAGACGCACGTCCACTCTGTTGCGATCGTTCTTGTTGCGGAGCACCAGCAGATCCGCCTTGAACTGTTCAATGTTCTCCATCAGGCCGGCGTCAACCCAGTCCAGACCCAGGGCGATCAACTCTGCCTTGATGTCCTTCGGCGCGGCAACCGCCTGACCCGGTGCCACCGGCGTGGTGTCGTCCACCAGCTTGTGACGCGGGAAGCGTTGGGCGATACGCGCGCGCACCTGATACCGCATCAGCGACAGGGTGTACATGGTCTCGATGTCGCGATAGCTCGGATCCACCGTACCGGATGCATTGGTCTTGTAGTTCGTCACCGCACGCTCGATCACCACGTTGCCGCCGTTGTCCACCACCGTCGTCGCACCGCCATAGGACAAGATGTTGTTGCGTTCGGAGCGCAGCCACCGCTTCGCGGCCGGTGCCGGCAGACGTGTGGGCAGGACCAGCGTCTGCAGCGGACGGGCCGGGTCAATCGCCAAGTAGTACGCCGAGACGGCACCGGCCAGCACCGCCTTCTCCCACACCGGACCAGGCTCACCACCGGTTTCGCAGGTCCACAGCGTAATGTGCGGATTGTTGCGCGCCGCCAAGAGCGTGTTGAGCGATCCCACGGTGCCACGCACAGCCGAATGGCAATGCCCATCGTTCTGGTACAGCGGCCCCCAGCGGTTGTTCGCCTCGGTTTCCATCAGCCCCAGGTTCGCCGCATCATTGAACGGCATGATGATGGTGTTGTATTGCACCGCGCCGATGTTGGCCAGAGCGGTTGCAATACTCGGATCAGCCGTACCACCGTTCATCTGAACGATGGCCACGCCCAGGCCTGCCGGCGTCGCCTCGGACATCGGGTAGTAGTTCAACTGCATCATCAGATCGTTCGTCAGCGCGCCCTTGTGGCGAGCGGTGACGGTCACCACGCCGCCAGCGCTGGCAGCGGTCACGACAAGATCCGGCTTGGCGTTGATGGCTGCAGCCAGGGCAGCGGCGATGACAGCAACGGTATCGGTCGTGGCCACCGCGACCTGCACGACATCTTCACCGATATACAGATTCAGCGTCCCGGCCTGCGTCGCGGCACCGGTGATCGTGATGGTGCCGGTGGCCGCCGTGCCCGCGCCGTTGTCCGGGACCGGGACGATCCAGGTCTCGATCGTGTCGGTCACGTCGAAAAGCGAGGCGATCATCGCAGCGCCAATCGAACCACGACCGAAGGCAGCGATCCCCGCTGTCTTGCCGCTCACTTGCAGGGGGACGTTGGCGGCGCCAGTGCCGGTCGCCAGCGACTGGCCGATCAGCAGGATACGCTGCGGCATGTTCACCGGCGCGTTGATCGCCTTGCTGTTGTCGAATTCGACGTATTGACCTGGCGTGAGCAGATCAACCGGGATCTGATTGAAGGAAATGGAACCGTCGCTCATTGCTCACCTCCATCAGCTGCAACACCACCAGCTTCACCTGCTGCCTGCGGCTCGGTGCTGACATCGCCATCGGCGAGTCGGCGGATCCAGAAAGCATCGTTCTCATTGACCTCCGTCTCGTCCGCGATCTCGCGGTGCGTCACGGGGTCGCGAACGGTCCTCCCTGGTACGGGATAGATCTTCATTGCGTTGCTCCTATTGTGGGAAATTGATTGTTGCGGAGGCGTCAACCTGACCGTCCGGCCCGACCGGCAATGGTGGATCATTGCGCGGCGAGGCCATGTCGATCTGGACAGTCACATTCTGGAGGTCGTCACCTTCGATACTCGGCTGCCAGATGTAGACGCATTCATAGGTCATCGTGAGGAGCGCCGCTTCCAGATCGGCCGCGCTCTCGTAGTCCGGCTGACTGCCCTTGTACCGGAGCGACTGGCAGATGCCGCCGAGGTAAGGATCCGTGATCAATCGCTGCTCGACCACATCGGCCAGGTCGTCCAACTCATCGACTACAGCCTTACCGTTCAAGGCATACAGCTGCACGTAGACCTGCACCGTGCGCTGCTCCTGGTACTGGTCCGACAGATCTTCGGTGACCTCGGCACCGGTGATGATGTTGGCGAAGGGCAGATCCTCCGATCTGGCAGCACGGGTACGAGCCAAGAAGAGCTTCTCCAGCAGCGGATGCCCTGCCAGCTTCTCCTGCACAGCCAGCCGGATTTTCTTGCGGGTATGCATGTCAGGCCTCCGAGATCAGCACTTTCATCAGCTCACCGTCGTCGACCCGCCGGGGGATCTGTCGCACGCGGTAGCGCACGCTACCGACCTGGATGAAATCATCCTCATCCAAGCCTACCAGCTTGCCGGCGGGGTACGTCAGTTCCGCGACGTTGGCGACGATGAGGTGCTCGGCCAGCGCAAAGACATCCGGCGCATCAACAAGGCCCATGGTGGTCTGCTCCGCCCCGCCGCTGGGTACCCAAACCACGGGCTTACCCATATCGGCGAAGAAGACGTCCAGGTCTTCGACAAACACGGCTGCTTACTGCGCTTCGGCAGGCTTGACGGACGGGGCGGTGACCACACCCAGGCCGGCCAGTTGCTCGATGGTGGCCTTGTCCTTCTTCTCGTCCAGTTCGATGGTGGCACCGGCCGGGTAGATGGTGCCGTTATGCTCCAGCTGCCAGTTCACTTGCAGTTTCATGTTGACTCCTGTTCAGGGATAAAAAATTGGCCCGCCAAGGCGAGCCACAGTGTGGATCCAGGTGCGCCGCTTACGCGACGACGTTCTGGAAGAAGAAGGACAGGTCGGGAGCACTCACCACCTCGGTGACGCGCTCGCCAGCACGGGTCTTGTAGCCGCCTTCCAGGCCACCGAAATCCTTGCTGTAGATCGTGTCCGAGATGCGCTCCCCGAACTGCGGAGTGAAGCCCCAGGTGGTGGAGCGGCTCGCCTCGGTCGGCGTCTCGCGGTAGGTCAGCGCGCAGTGCTTGCCCCAAGCACGCTGGTAGCTTGCGGTCTGGCCCTTCTTCGCGGTGTTGACGAAGGCCTCGCCCACCTGGATTTCTTCCAGCTCCAGCGCATCGGCCAACTGCTGGCGCGAGACGCCACCGGACATGCCCCCCTTGCCGTTGACGTAGTCAATGGTCTTCGGGTGCAGGATCAGCTTGGTCCAGGCCGCGCGGCCGATGGTCATCACGTTCGGACGCATCACCGGACCATCCAGGGCGGTCAGCAGTGCGGTAATCGGATCCGAGTTGGCATAGTCCGACCATTGCGAGGTGCCCGACAGAGTCAGCTTGTTGACGTGGTTGGCGGGCGCGAACACGGTATTTGCCACGCGGACCTCGCGATCCAGCAGGATCAGCTTCATGACGAACTCGGCGGCGTTGGCGATGGGATCCACGCCATCGGGGGCATTCTTGATGTCCACCACCGGGACGACTTCATCCAGGCCGTATTCGAACACGCTGGCCGGGATCAGGTCACCGATCGACTCCACCTGGTTCGGAGCGCTCTTGCGGCCCACGCGGGTCTCGGGGACGGTGAACTGGTCCGCCATGTTCTGGCGCATGTACTTGAAGTCCTGGGCACCTACCGGCACGCGCGGCATGACCGAGTCGGCGATCAGCTTGGTGTTGCTGTAGGCAATGACGATGGCGCGAATGAGCGCCGGATTGATGGGAAACGGTGCTGCTGCACTCATGCTTTGCTCCTAGATTGGAATGGGAATGAAAGTTGAGATGAACCCTGGCCTATCAGCCCTGGATCATCTCAGCGCCGACGTACACGCTGCCGATGTCGCCCAGGACGCCCGAAACCTCGGCATAGCCGATGATGCGGACGTTGTTACCGGCGGCTGGCGCGGCGGCAATGGCGCGGCCGACCGCATCCGAGGTCAACGGCTGGCCACGGGTAACAGCGCCGCCGTATTCGATCTCGGCCGGGCCGCTGCGCACGATGTCAACGCGGTCGCCCACAGCGTAGGTAAAGCCTTCAGTCACGCCGATGATCAGATCGGTGGCGGCCGCTGCCTGCTTCACGGAGCCATCGGTGGCGCCGAAGCAAACGATGCGGAACTTGGCCAGTGCGGTTTCGGCTGTGTAGTTGAGAATGGCATTCGGGACGCGCATGTCTTTTCCTTTTCGATTGGGTTGATGGAGAGACCGCCAGCCGCTTAGGCAGAAGTCAGCTCGTTGCTGGCGCGGGCTGCGGCCTGGGCGTAGGAGATACGGCGGCCGGCGGCGTGCTCCGCTGTCACGATCTCCTGCGCGCGCGCTGCGATCGCGACGTCGGTCGGCTTCTTGGCCGAAGTCGCCTGCGGATCGTCGGTCGGTTTCACAGGAGCAGGTGCATCGCTTTTCAGATTGGTCGCCATCGCGGCCAGCTTCGTCTTCTCAGCGCCCAGCACCTGGGCGGCGGCCTGGTCAGGAGTGGTCTTGCCGTCAGCCTTCAGGGTCGTGATCAGGGCTTCATGGCCCGGCATCGAGTGCGCCTCGATGCCGAGGATGCGCTGGCGCTCGCTGGTGGCACCCTCGGCCATGAAATCGGTACGCAGCTGCGCATACAAGGGGGCGTGATCGCGCTCGAGCGCTTCACGGGTCAGAACGGTTGCAACGGGATCGGGCATTTCATTTTCCTCATGGATAGGGGCGTGGCTCGTCGCAGCACCGGCGCTGGCCACAGTTGGAGAAGTACCGCCGCCCAGCGCACCACCGGCACCGGCTGCAGTATTGGATTTCGCCGCGATTTGAGCGACGCGACGCGCTGAAAACTGGTTTGGATCGGCCGCCATCTGCTGCACGATGGCGTCCACTGTGGCCATGCCATCGACCAGGCCGGCGTCAACCGCCTGCTGCCCGATGAACACGCGGCCATCGGCCATGTGCTGCACCACATCCTCGGCGGTGGCTCCCCGATGGTCGGCAACCGCATCCACAAAGACCGAGTAGATGTGATCCACCTGGTCCTGCAGGTATTGCTTGCCTTCGGCCGTCAGCGGGGCCACGCTGGAAGCGATCCGCTTATAACGGCCGGCCGTGATCTCTGTGGCCTGGCCAGCATTCGCACGCGGGCTGTAGTCATGGGTCATCACCACGCCGATGCTGCCGACGTTGACGGTCGGCCCGCTGATGTAGACGGCGTTGGCCGCAGAGCCGAACCAATACGCAGCGCTGGCCAGCGTGCCCTCGGAGACGGTGACGATCGGTTTCTCAGCCGACAGCTCGCGGATGGTGGCCGCCAATTCGGGCGTGCCCAGCACGCTGCCGCCAGGGGAGTCCACCGCCAACACCAGGCCGCTCACACGCGGGTCAGCGATGGCCGACTCGACCTGTTTGATGAGCAGCTGGGCCGAGGCGCCGCCGCTCACGCGGGTGAAGAGATTGGCCTTGGGCGCGATCACGCCGTCCACCGACAGGACCGCGACTCCGTTATCCCGGAGCTCGTAGTCCTGCTGCTCGCTCGACAGCGGCCGATTCAGGCGCGCTTCGATGGCCTCGATGTCGATCTTCTCGCCGCGCAGATGCGTGGCATAGATGCCCTGGATCTCGCTCAGCTTTTCCGGCTGAATCGCCCAGGGACTGGTGAGGATTTCGATCAGTTTCATGGCTTGGAAGTAAAAAGGGCCTCGCAATGCGAGGCCCGTCAGGGTTCAAGAATCAATCAGGATCCGGCGGGAAGTCGGGCGAAGGCGCGGTCGGCGCCGCGTCCAACAGGCCGCCTTCGCGGCGCATCCGCTGTTCCTTCACGCGCTGCTTGTGCTTGGTCTCCCAGTCGCCGCCGTCGTAGGCCGCCACTTCTTCCTCCAGCGTGGTCACGCCGATGTCGACACGCTTCTCGATGGCGCTGGCCTCCTTCAACGGGTCCAGGCTGCTGGGACCGTCGCCCAGCCACACCGCCTGGCACCAGGCACGGCGCAATCCGGCATCCGCAAAGAAGCCAGGCGCGCTGATGCGCCCGATGGCCACCGCTTCTGCGAGCCAGGTCTCATAGATCGGCTGGCAGAAGTTCGCAGCCAACCAGGCGCGCCGTACCCGGAAGAACTTCCAGGCGTCCAACATCGCTGCCCGCGCCGCGCTGTAGCTGGCGGTGTAGTGCTTGATCAGCACTTCGAACGGCAGCTCCAGGTTGACACCGATCTGGCGCAGGATGGCCATCACGAACGGATCGAACTGTGCATTCGGCCGCCCAGGATTGGCCGTGTTCACCTTCTCGCCCTTGGCCAGGTCAATAATCGCACCAGACGAGAGCGCCAGCTCCGGTGCTGGCTTCTCCTTTTCGTCACCATAGATCGGGGCTGGCTGATCCTGGTCCGCCTCATGTTCGATGAAGACCGTGAACATCCCCGAGATGACGGCCGCCATAATCTCGGCCTCGGTGTAGCGATCCAGCTGCTTGAGCGGCTCGATCACCGCCGCCAAATACGGCTCGCCACGGTGCTGGTCCGGCCGCAAGCGCTTGAACAGATGCACCACATTCCGGCGCCCGGTCTGCGAGCCACGCGCGGCGATCCGTGTGAAGGACGGCTTCTTCCCGATTCGCACACTGCCCGGATGCTGATCACAGACATGCACAGCAGCCATGGCGCCGAAGTCGTCCAGCTCGATTCCACCGAAGACGTTGCCCTTGCCGGCCAAGTCAGGTGGCGTCAGCACACGATCGCCCTCGATGACCTGCACCTTCGTCGCATAGAGGCAGTGTGCCACCTGATTCGAGGGCAGTACCCCGAATGCATCGCCGTTGATCAACGCCGAGCGGAAGGCAAGATCCTGCAGATCGTAGAAGTTCTGTGTGGCAGTCGAGTCGCACTCCAGCGGGTTCTCAGCCCAAAGCAGATACTCGCGGGTGACCGAGCGCTGCCACGCCTGCACTTGCTCTTCACTCATCCCGAGGGCCTCGCCATCAATGGCCGGCCGCATAGCCAGGCCGGTCCCAACGACGTTGGTCACGACGGTATTGATCGCGCCACCGGCCAGAGGGGCATTGCGGATCAGATCTCGCGAGTTCTCCCGAAGCGTTGCCAGATCCGGCAGCAGGTCTTCGTCGGCACTCTTGCCCGAGGTGAACCAGTTGCGAAAGCTCCGCCGGCTGCGATCCGCGCCCACATAGGATCCGGCGATCGCCATGTGTGCGCGTGCCTGCATCCGCCTCGTGCCGGCTACGGGATCGAAGTACGAAACGACCTTATCGATCATGTTGGGCGCCAGCGGCAACTTGCCTCGGGCGCTCATCGCGGCACACCATAGCTGATGTTCAGACTACGGCGGCGGCCGGAAGCAGCGGCCGAGAGCTGCGCCACCATGCCCTGCCAGTAGGTGATCTGCTCCTTGATCACGGCCGCATCGGCGCGGCGCAGTTTGCGCGTGCCGATGGTGTACTCCTGGTTCTGCGAGACAGCGAGGCTGGCGGCCAGCCATGCGGCCAGCTGCGCCTGGGCCTGATCCAGAGTGATACCAGACATATCGTTTCCTATCGTTCAATGCCGCGCGAGCGCACGCGCCGCCCGCCAGATGGCGGCGGCAACGGTGCAGACGTCTGCACCCGCGAGGGTGGATTGTTGATTTCTATCGACTCGGCAGGGCCGGACGATGCCATAGGTGCCGGTGGCGGTGACGCAAACATGTCAGCGACCGCCGGCTGGACAGCGGACTCCAGCCGCTCCCACATGCGCTCGGTATAGCGATGCAGGTCAAGCATGTGCGAGGAGAAGAGAGCCAGCACCGTGCAGTCCAGCACCTCATTGCGCAGGCGCATCTTTGCCCAGCGATATTGCTCGCCGGAGACCGTGCGCACCTTGACGCGCGCCTCCGCTGTCAGCTGGTGGTAAAACTCCGCCGGCAGATCCTGCGAGAAGTGCAGGCATCCCGGACCCGCCTGCGTCACATTCAACCGCCCGAAGATCAGATCCTTCGCCGTGTCGGTACCGACGAGCCAGAGCTTGATGCCGCTCTTGATTACCTTGCCCGCGTAGTTGACGTCCTGCAGCGACGAGCGGCCCTTGACCGGCCCGCCGAGGCGAGAGTCACCCTTGCTGGCAAAGCAGCGCCGGCCCTTGGCCTGTTGCATCCGCGCCCAGGCATAGGCCTGGTGCGTGAAGTGGCCACCGGTATCGATGGTGTATCCCTCGATGCCCAGCGTCCCGCCCGCCATGTGCTGAAACCGCGTCTCCATATAGAAGGAAAGCTTCTCCCAGTCAGCCGGTACAGCGGGGTTCGCTGCCAGGACCATGTAGTCAACGACCCACATCTCCTCGCCGCGTCCGACCGCCCATACGACCACTTCGAAGCGGTTGTCCTGGACGTCGATCCCGGCCACCAGCACCAGGCCACCCATCTGCACCACACGAAGCGGGTACGGCTCGGCGCGCTGCATCAGCGCATGGATGTCAGCCTTCTCGACATCCTCCTCCCAAGTTTCGCCCAGGGTGGTGTTGACGAAGGTCTGCAGCTCCGACTTGTCGCCGGCCTTGGCCTTGCGCTGCGCAGAAAGGAATTCATCCACGATCTGCGCCCAGCTGGTTTGCGGGCTGTAGGCCGTCCAAACATGGAAGGCTACTTTCTTCGGTACCGGGATCCGGGCGCCATCCGGCGCGTGGAAGCTGCCATCACCGTCATCGATGTAGGAGCCGTCCTGCGCGATCCAGCGGCCCTGCCCCCACACCTCCAGATAGTCCGCCTGGGTCATCTGCCCGTCGCACAGATCACACATGTGCATCACGGTCGACGGATCGTCATTGATCCACTTCATCCCGAAGGACTTATCCTTGCCCCCCCACCGCAAGGTGATCATCTCCCCGCAGTGCTTGCACGGCACGTGCCGCTTGAATTGCAGATCAGCCTGGTCATGCCGGGCCTCGATCAGCGAGAGGCCTTTCAGCTTTGGCGTCGATCCGCCAATCAGCTTCGGGAAGGTGGCGCCCTCGATGCGCTTACGCGCCAGAGTGATCGGGCTGCCTTCCTTCTCCACGTTCTGGTCGAAACCATCCACCTCATCCAAGATCGACACGTCAACCGAAAGCCGGCGGTAATTCTTTGCGGCCTTGCCTCCCCGCAGGTGCAGGACCGAAGTCAGGAACTTCTTCTGCCGCAGGGTGTTTGCCTTGCTCTTGGCCTGGAAGCTCGGGAATACCTTCATCATCGCGGGCACGTCCCGCAGCATCGGCTCCAACTCGGTCTTGCAGAACTCGTCGCTGTCGTCGTCTGTCGGTTGCCACAGCGCCTGGTTGCGCCGCTTGTGCTCGGCGAAGTAGCCGACCGCCGCCAGGATCATCTTCGTGTAGCCGACCCGGGCCGACTTCATGAAGGTCACCTCCTCGATCTCATCATTGGACATCGCGTCCATGATGGCCACCTGGTAGGGGTACGCTTCCCACGCCTGCTCGACATAGGATGACTCAGCCGACAGGTAAAAATTCTTGGCGGCCCATTCCGACAGCCTCATTGGCTCAATGGCCGCCAGCGATTCCAGGCCTGCTGCGATCGCGCGTTCAATCTCCTTCAGATCCATCTTCGAGGTCGCTTTCTGCGGCCTCGCTGTCATCTTCGTCGTCGAGGTCCGCTAATTTGATGGCGGCCGCATGGTTGCGCGCCTTGACCAGCTCGCGCGTGATGAAGTCCAGATCATCCGCCGAGAGCTGGGAGCGCCGCTTCAGTTGCACCGGCACCGCTTCCAGGATGCCGGCGATCTGCCGGCCGACCTTCGAGAGCACCTGCTCCAGGAGCGCGACCGGCGCCAGCTCGCGTCGCGTGACCGCGTTCTGCATCTCCACCTTTTCGCGCTGGGCGCGCGCGAGCGCGGCGCGCTCCGTCGCAAGATCCAGCTCACCGGCGGCGAACCGTCCGGCAGCCTGCTCGCGCAGGTTCGTGCAATACGCTTTCAGCCAGACGCCAGCCGGCTCACCGGGCTGAAGAATGCCGCGCGTGAGGAGTTCGCTGACGGCTGGTTGGCTGATTCCGACCAGCGCGCCGAACGCGGCCTGAGTCGTCTTGGCCTCCAGATCCATCACATAACCCCCTAGGGAAAAATTTGTAAGTAGTGCGAAATCGAGGCGCGAATTACCCTCGCCGGCCGAGGTCCCGGAAGTACCTTGAAAAAAATGTCACCCGAGCAACACCGCCCTACCGGGCCGAGGCCAGGGCCGCGTCGATGGCCGCGATCAGATTCTTCGCAGAGCTCGCCCTGACGGCGGCCTGCCCGATGTCTCCGAACGGGAATCGCTTCTTGTATTGCACGCGGTCCGCATAGCTGACGATCAGCTGCACATGCGTACCCTTGCGCTGATAGATTCCCGCGACACCTTTGACCTTGCCACTGAAGACGTCCTTCCGAGCCAGCAGCTTCTTGATGGCACCTCGCGTCATGTTGCCGTACTGGTTCAGCCGGACGCCTTTCGGTACGACGACTGCACGACGAGCTGGGGTGCGCGTTCCACCCCCCACCTGGTACTGCAAATACTTCTCTTGATCATCCTTGATAAAGACCTTCGCGTACTGCTTCTGCTTGGTGGCGGGCTCAACGCCAAACGCCTTCATGGTGAATGGGGTCGGGCGGTCGAGGTTCTCGGGCAGCGCCTTCCCGAGTGCAGCCTGGGCATCCTTCGCTGTTGCAGTCAGCCCCTTCGCAATTCCGAAGGGGAGCTGCTTACCCGCCTTCTTGAACTTCAACGCATTGGCGAGCAGATCATGTTTCACGGACGCAATGATCACGAAAACCTCATTGTTGATTTGCCTTAGATGGCTGACAGTTACGGGCATGTATTTCGGTCAAAAGCAAAAGCCCCGCACGAGGCGGGGCTTTCAAAGCAATTGAAGTTCTCGATTACCTGCGCATTGCGAACAAAACAGAAGCGAATACCGCAGCCTTCAGTTCATAGACGAATTCGTTGTAGTCCGGATGAATAGAAGAAGGGATTTGGCAAAATTGGCCGACGTCCGAGGTCGCTGTCAGCGAACCACTAACTTGGAACATCATTTCGAAAACGGGCACCTTCCCTTCTACATGATCATCGTGATAGCACACTAGCTTAAACGATGGCTCGTCCGTGCCATCCTCGACAAAGGATATAAACCCGAAAAGGATCTGTCCGAGGACAGTGGGCATCACACGATAGCTGCCGTCCTCGCCACTAAACCGAGCCTGCGCGATCGCGTCTCCGCTCGACTGACCAACAGACAATGCCGTAATTAAATTGTTGCGAATAATGTGGAGCCGCGAGAATTTCTCGAGTTGATCGAGAACGTAAGTCTTTCTATCCAGTTCATTAGTGCTATTACTCATGCGTCCCCCGGGTGAAGTGAGGCCCCATAATAGCAACTGCTTGCGCCTCCTGTCAGAGAAAGAAAAAGCCCCGAACCATTGCTGGGCGGGGCTCTTCTTAACCTGGTCGCCAAAATGCCTGCCATAAGGCAGACACTTCAAGGCACGCAAAACGGCGGCGACGTAAAATTGTTGGATGTAACTTTAGTCCCGCGCCTCCAGTTTGACAAGAGCCTGCTGCAAATTTTTTTCGGCTCTCAACCTGACCTCACGAAGATGCGGCCCACGAACACGGGCCCGGCGGCGGATAACTGATGGCGGCAAGCACCACACGTACCATGCCCGCAAGAGCTCGCGCTCGTACTCGCTGCCCAGCGAGGCTACTGCCCGCTCGACAAGCCAGCCATCTTTCGTATCTGCACGCCGACCGGAGTGACGCGCAAGAGACGTAGCACCGATATTCTGGTCGGTATTCCGAAGTGCGATGTACTGGCCCACCCAGCCCGGCCCATCACCACCAGCAGATCGTCCACCAGGCCGAAGATACTCGCGCCAGTTTTGCAGCCGGGAGAAAAGCGCCGGATCGCTACCGTCCAAGTCGTCAGCCAGGGTTTCAACTGGTTGGTGAAAATTGTGGAGATCATCAGCCATGACGACCTCCCATCTTGGCTACTGTCCCAGTTGTCCCAGTTGTCCCAGTGAAAAGGGAGGGGACGCGCGCACGCGTATACGCGCAGGCACGCGCCCTCGCACACATGCACGCACACACACGCACGCACACACACACGAGGCAAACCACTGGGACAACTGGGACAGCTGGGACAACCCGCAGCGGCATGCGGGTTTCCGCTGTCCCAGTCTTTTCGTCAGACTGGGACACTGGGACAGATTTTGCCGCACTGTCCCAGTGCTGGGCCAGTAAATCGAAAGACTGGCCCACATCCAGATTTACCGACTTGTCCCAGTACTGTCCCAGTGAATCAAAAGACTGGGACAACCCAGCATTTACGGGCCTGTCCCAGTGCTGGGCCAGTAAATAAAAAGACTGGCCCACACCCAGTTTTACCGACCTGTCCCAGTACTGTCCCAGTGAATCAAAAGACTGGGACAGATCAAAATATTTTTGCCGATAAGAATCAGATCGGAGCATCGTCGGCCTCCTCTTCCTGACCGGACGAAGAAACCGCCTCGCCATCACCTCGCACGTAGATCCAGGGGCGATCACCGCCCTTACTCGGCCCCTTTTTGCGTATCCACCCAAGTTGCCCCAAGCTGCGGCCAACACGCTGTTGCTCCGGCATCGTCCACTTGGAAGTGTCCAACTTGAGGATATTTTGCAAAACATCCGTCACGCTGGTTTGGGTCTTACCGATCAATCCGACAGCGATAACTTCGGTGTAAGCATCGCTTACGAAACGAGCTTCCTGCTGTTCACGGAAGAGAGGAACATCGTCAGGCGTTTCCCAGTAAGGCTCGCCAGCGCGGAATGCTACCACGGCTTCAGCCCAAAGTTGATCCCGGGCGGCCGCGAGCGCCTCAAGATAAATTTCGATGGCTCGCACTGGCCAATAACGGCGGTTGCCGGTCTCGTCCTTGAGATAAACATATTTGTTCGTGCTGCCCGCGAAAACCTGCTGGCGCGGCACATCGCTCGCGCGCTTCCCATAAAAGTCTCGATACCGATCAACGTACTGCCCAAAGAACTGCTTGGCGGCTTCAGAGTCGGCCTTGTTGAACGAGTCCAGCTCGGCCAGCTCGATGATCCACTTACCCCGCATGATCGAATAGGTATCCTTGTTCTCAAATCGGAGGGGCGCATCGGTAAACCACTCTCCGGCCAAAGTCTTCAGGGCCGTTGATTTTTTCAGCCCTTGCGTCCCCTCCAGAATCAGCACGTTGTCCATCTTGCAGCCTGGCTTGTAAATGCGGGCCACTGCGCCGATCATGAACTTGCGTGATACCCGGCGCACATACTCAATATCCTCGGCCCCAAGGTAGTCGATCATCCACATCGACAACCGCTCTTTTCCGTCCCACACCAGCGGGTCGAGGTAGTCGCGCACCACGTGCCGGGATTGTGCATCGGCGGCCAGCAGCACTCCCTTCATCACCACGTCTTCTCGTGGATGAAAGGAATACTTCCTCTGTATCCACAGAGTCGCACGCAGGTCGTCCTTATCGGTCCACTCGCCAATTTCACCGCGCGGAAACGGTGGTGCCTTAGCCTTGACCACCTGGCCGCTGAATTCGTCGTACACAATCACGCCCTCCCAATCGGGAGAATTGAGCAGGACGTCCACCACGTTGCTCAGAACAGGAAGAATCTGCCCTTTGTCATTGCGGACGAGGCGAGCCTCCCAGGTCAGCTCGGAATTCTCATGCTCCGCCTCCATAGGCCCTGTTTCAGAGCGGGTCACCTTCTCTGCGACCGCGGTATTCGCGGCCGGTACCGCCGCCGAGCGCGCAAGCTCCTTCTCGGCCTGCGCGGCCTTGACCAGCGGTGGTATCAGCGCACGCAGGACAGCGGCCTCCAGCTGCTGGGCGCACACCTCCAGACCCTCTACACAATGGAGGTCGTTCCAATCGGTCCACTTGTTATCATCACGATCCGCAAACTCGGGCACCACGACGGAGGCGTTACCAATCGCCTGGGCGGCTTCATGGGCTTTGACCAGCCCGGTATTCTCGTACCGTAAGGTGCGCGTAAATCCGTCGCCGGCAACTCGAACCTCGATGAACCCAAGTTCGCCTATGCCCTGGCACCAGCTTGCGGTGACCTGGTATTCACCATCCTTACCAGGATGCATACGCTGCTGTCCGTCGATGATCACGCCATCGATACCGTACTGCTGCGATAGATCCCTGGAGACGCGTGGCTCGAATGCGAAGTCATCATCAGCGCAAATGAGGATATGCGCGTCAGGATGGCGGGCGCGGACGCCCTGAAGAACGGGCAAGAGGTTCCCCGCATCGAAGGCAACGAAGCCGGCTACGGTATCCTTCAGTGCCATTCGCACGCTGCGTGCCGTGGCGTAGCCTTCCGCGATGAAGAGAACCTTCTCATCCGGGCTGGCCTTGCCAATCGGGCAAAAGGCCCCGGCTTTGGCCATCCCCTTGTTGAATGTCTTCGAACCATCTTCGGCGATCTTCTGCAGACCTACCAGGTCCAGGCCGTCACCCACATGTTTGAGCATGGGAACAAGCAGAGTGCCATCAGCCAGGAACCTAAGCCCAGGCGTGGTAATTTGCTTACGGAGCGCATAGAGCGACTCGCCCACGGACGATGCCTCCATCCACTGCTGACGTGCGCGGTTGGCTGCATACTTGGCTCGCTCCTGCTGACGCTCCCGCTCACGCGCATCCTGCTCGCGCTGGCGGCGCTCCAACTCGGCACGCTCATGGTCCGAAATCTCAGTCCAATCTGCCTCGATTCTGGTCGAGTAATTATTGGTGCCCTGCCATGTGCCATAGGCCCCATGGACCGACCAGGAGCCATTGGCGCGTCTTATCTCGTGCAAAACGTACCAGCTCTTCTTCCCTGGCCCGAACCGCCAAATTCGGCCATCGGTGCGAGGGTGCCCATCCGGCAGGGCGGGAAGGCCTGCGGCACGCATCTGCTGCACCGCTTGATCCAGTGTTGTCAAACTCTCACCCCTGAAGTAATGAAGGATAATGTGGCTCTCAACCACAACAAAAGGAGAACCTCATGCCCACCTTCCAAATGCTGAAAGACCAGGAGGCCAGGACCGTTGCAGAGAGCACCACGCAGGTTTTCAATGCGTTGATCTGCTGCCTTTCCCGTCAAGGCATCAACCCTTTGCAACTTATTTCTGATTTGGAGGAATACCGTGCGACCCATCAGGAGACCGGTGGGTTAAATCCTGTTGCCGAAGAGACGATGACGCGCATTTTTGTGTCACTGGGCGCTGCACTTCGCTAAGAATCAGGAAGGCTCTAGCAGCAACGGTCTCGCACTGGGTAAAAGCATCCTCGACGTTTTTCATTGGAATCACAATTCCTCCTACTTGTTGCGCGCCGCCTTACGCAGCTCGTGTTGTCTCAAAATCCGCTGGCGCAGATCGGCGACGAACCTATCTGCATCGGCAACTGCATCCGGCCCTGCCGCCTTTGCCCGCTTCGATCGCATGAGCTCAAGAAACTCAATACGAGCAGCCTTGGAGGGCATATCGAGGATGTGCCGGGCCAGGCAGTCCAGCTGCCAATCCAGCGACCTGGTATCCGTGGCCATCAACGCCCCTTGGCGGCCTTCTTCTGCGCCTGCAGGGCGCCATCGCGCTCAGCGCGCTGGCGGACGCGCTCGCGCCACTCTCCCAAGGCGGACATGCCCTGGGCGAAATTCTTCTCAATGAGATCCAGCTCTTGCGCAGTGATGCGCCCGTCTTCCAATGCGACGGAGACTGTCTCCGCGACCTGGCCGATTTCCTTCATCACTCGATAGACGGTACCGAGAAGCTGCTCGTCATCCTGGTCGTCAACCTCCGGCATACGAAAGGCCGCCATGCCATGCCGCGCATTGAAGGCCCGCAACGGCTGCAGCGCGTCCTTGACCTTTGCTCCCTCGCAGAACTCCAGGACCTCGCTGACCTCCTCGAAGCTCATCGCATGGGTGGCGATCTCGGGCCGCAGCTTGTTTCGCAGGGTGTTCGGCGATTTGCCCATGCGGGCAGCCAAGGCCTCGATCCCTCCCGGGTAGGCGCGAGCGATCCGATAAAGAGCATCGTGCTGATTCATTTCAAGATGACGATGGGTCACGGTAAACATCTCCTTTTTTTACCGTCGCCACAGGCCGGGGCCGCTGTTAACCTTCGGGCCATACCAATGACGCGGGGAATAAAAATGCAATCGAGGGAAGAAGCCCAGCACGATGAAGCGCAAAAGCTGTTCGAGAAATTGCTGAAGCGATCGCGGCACTTCGCTGACGTGACGAATACGCAGCGGATAGCCACCGCAGAAGTGATTGCTGCAATCACTGCAGCTTTCATTGGGCATGACGAGACTCTCGCCCCCATCGTCACGAAGACACTGCAGAGCCTTCAGATACCGACGGGGCGGCCAAGCGTAGATGCGGAGCGCCAGATTCTGACGAGGGATGCTCTGCTGGCTTTGACAACAGGGAAGCCTCCGAGGCCGCGTACATCAGCGCGCAATCTCGGGGGCTGACCCTGCCGCCGCTAAGGTCACTGATCTGAAGGGCATAGTCCAAAGTGATGCGCGTTTTCCCTTTGATCCACTGACTCATAAGCCCTTGAGTCACAGCGGGCACAAGCCGCTGGCCGAACTCTCGTTGTGACAGTTTATTTTCCTTAAGGAAAGAATCCAGTCTCATTTTCAGCACCATTTATAAGCACAGCTCTTATTTTACATTATAAGCATTGCTTTTCAAGCTGATTGGATGGGGATTAGTCTTACTAATAAAATCTAGATATGACACAACGCAGATCACTAACCCCCGAAGAAACCTTGGAAGCTGGACGCTTGCGCACGGCTTGGACCCTGTACAAAGCTATCCATCCAGGGGCGACGCAGACTTGGTTCGCTGCTGAGTCCGGCCTCGGGACCCAGGGAGTGGTAAGTCAGTACATGCGCGGAATCATCCCGCTAAACCTGCCGGCCCTGCTTGCGCTCTGCAAAGTCATAGGGGCAGATCCCAAAAAGATCAGCCCGCGCCTGACTGCCGCCCTTGAAGGAGTGGTGCAAATGGATCAGAACGAAGATGCCCCCCAGCTCGGGAAGGTACTAAGCGCCGAAGAAGCCGAGGCGGATGATCGCCTGGTACGGGTACGCACACTGAAGCTAAGCCTGCGCGCTGGCATCAATGGTGTACCACTTGAGGAATGCACAGAAGACGGCCCACCCATATTCATGCCGTCGGAGGTTATACGCGCAGAGGGTCTCGATCCACGTTTTCTGGTGGCAACAAGAGTCAAAGGGGCCAGCATGGAAAGAACCCTTTTCGATGGCGATGTTGCCGTTACCAATCTGGCCGATACGAAGCCGGCCGACAACAAAATCTTCTCCTTCAACTATGAAGGCGAGGCCGTGATTAAAAGGCTCGTACGCGATAACGGTGAATGGTGGATGGTCTCGGACAATCCAGATCAGAGTCGATATCCTCGCAAGATCTGCCGAGGAACTCTCTGTCTAATCATAGGCAGAGTCGTCTTCAGGCAGAGCTCGGTCCTATAGAACCCAGCTAAGGTAGTCATCTCGCAACAAGGACACCGCATCTTGCGGTGTTTTTTTTCGCCTTTTTATTAGCAATGCTCTTGACACACAAAAGAGCACAGCTAATAATCCGTTCATCAGCAATGCTAATGAACGGAGAGGCCAACATGACCAGCAAGGCATTCACAGGTTTCAATTTCTTGGCGAACCGCGGTACTGGCGAATCGCGTCGCGTCGTGGAGGAAAAGCAGTTTGACATGAAGGCCAGCGCACCTGCTGGCGCCATTGTCATCTATGGCCCCCAAGGCTGCGGCAAGACCCGCCGTGCCAAGGAAATGTTGGCCTATTTCAAGAAGGATCGAATCATTGATGACTGGCGGCCCGGCCAGCGCATCCCTGCCAACGCCATCGCGCTCACGAATTTTCGCGTGAAGGGTGCAATTCCCTACGCCGAAATCAAAGCAAAGCTCACCGCACGAGGCCAAGCATGATGGCCACGATCACGCTCGAATTCGACGTCGATGGCCTGAGCGGCTATACGGACGAGTATCTGGCCGCCCTGTGGCAGGCTGCGCAGGCACAGAACAAGCCGTTTGGTGACAAGGAAGCCTGCGAAACTACCGAAAAGATCGGCCGCGAAATCATTCGTCGTTTCGTGACCGCCACTCCGCCAGCCCTTTACCACTTCCAGGGCCAAGACGTGGCACGAGCTCGACTCTTCGCGTCCAAGGCCCAGTCCGCTCCATCCAAATTCAAGAATCACCAGAGCGATGACGGACTTACTAAAGGTAGCCATGTAGACGGCTCCCTGATTGTCTTTCTCGATGACGAATACCGCAAAGAAGGATGGCGGTCGATGATCCCGGCAGACCTGCCTCATGTCCACCGGGTGATGGGATGGAGGAGCGGCCAGGACATCATCGCCAACGGTCTGCACTTCACTCAGGAAGAAGAATTTCGAGACGCGAAAACCTACCGCGTTCCATTTTCTGCGACGTGCGTCGACGTCACATCTCTTCGAAATCTCGTTTCCGGCTGGCGATATCAGCCGCCCGTAACGCTGCAGCCCGGTCATAAATCGCAATCACGTGATCCGGAGTGAAGCCTTGAGGAAACAGCGCTTCTGCCGCCGAGACGCAAAGGTCGAGGGTATCAACCGCATCGATCAATGCATTCCTCCAGGAGTCCGGCATTTTCCCCCGAAGCAGCTCCAAGCGCCGATCAAATTCGTTGTCAATTTTCATTTTTAGCCCCTTAGCTCTAGAGAGAGTCAATTCTGCCATGAAAGCATTTCTTCTGATCGTCACTCCGCTGTCGGGAGATCCAATCAGGATGCACACCATCTCTGATAGCACCGCCGGCGCTATTGAACAGCACATCCTCGACTTCTGGCCATACAGGAAAATCGAAGCGAGGCCAGCATGAGGAAGCTAGTTCACGCCGTTCTGGCTGCCGCAAAACACTTATCGGTTGGCGTGCTGGCTACCGCAACGTTGCTCGCTGCTTATGCGATCGCCGGACCGGATGCGGACCCCTCAGCCAGTGACGAGCAGGAGCCGGCGATCCTGCTCACGCCACCGATCCAGGAACAACTGGACGCCCTCTGCGCTGCCACCTGGCCAGATGACGAAATGCACGCCGAAGCGAGGCGGCGCGCCTGCGCAAAGGACTAGCTCCATGCCAGGCGAGTCCGACCAATCGGACGATCAACTCCGCCGCGCGCACCGAGAGTGCCGCCTATCCCAACCATTTGAAGAAGCCATGCAGACGCCGCACTTTGCGGCCCTGATCAGGCTAGTCGCGCGCAAAAACTGCCGCGAAGACGCACGCATGCAGCAGCTGCGCGCCAACGATAGAAAACTGGCCCAAGCCAATGACCATGACTGAATACTTTTTTGACCTCCCAACATCAGCATCTAGCCTCAGCGTTTACAGCGACATCGAACGCTACGACCCGACTGCGCCCCGGGACTTTCGCCCCTTCGTCATCGGCGAGTTCGTTATCCGTCGTCTCCCGCTGCGCGGCACCCTGTATACCGACTACTACATCCTGCACGAAGGCGCTGTCATCGGGCATCAAGTCAGCTTCCCCAGCGAGGAAGACTGCCGCATGCACCAGCGCCGCCAAGCGAACTGGCGAGGCGATACCGCCCAACACGCCCCAGCGCCCGAAGCACCGATCTTCGGCGACGTAGTGCTGCAGGGGCGCATCGCTGCCCTGCTCGGCGCTGGCGGCGAAATGGACAGTGCATCCGTCGCACATGCTCTCCGCATGCAGATTTCAACGATTTCTCCGGTGCTCGAAAAAATGGCCGATGAGCACCGGATCTACCGTCGCGGCACGCGCCACCGCTACACCTACCGCGCCGCCTGATCCTGGCGCATCCCAATCGAAAGGACAGCTATGTTCAAAGCACTGCAGGAGCTCGCCCGTAAGTCGACGCTGCTCATCTCCATCGCTCCCGAGGGTGACCTCATGCGCGTCAATATTACCCCGGTGAGCAAAGATCCGGATGCAGCACCCGCTCTCCGGCCACTCTCGCTGCTGGCCAGCGCCGACGAACTGGATCGCGACTTCGTCCAGGCCATGCAGATGTGGAGCACTCCCCGCCGCTCCCTGCTGGATCAGGTTGCCGGCGCTCTTGACCAAGAGGATGCCGAAGACAGCGCAGCTAATGGCTCCAGCGGCAAGGCCGGCGGGAAGGCGGCTAAGCAGGTGAAGGGAAGCCCCAAGGGCGAAAAGCAGAGCAAGAATGCCGAGCCCCCACCGGCCGCTAAGCCGACCGATGCTGCGCCGAGCGGTGAGGCCTCCCCGAAGCCTGAAAGCGTGGAACAGCAGCCCGCCATCGCTGGGAAGACCGAAGTCGGCGGCACGCTGAAGATCCAGGTGGAGGGCGTAGACGCGAAGGTGACCGAGCTGACGCGCGCTGGCAATGCGATGGACGAGATCCCGAAGGATCAAGAGAGCGGAAAGCAAACGGGCACCAGCGAGACCATTCCCGCAGCAGCGCTCGATAAGGACTGGCAAACCACGCCGGCAAGCAATCAACCGCCTCCAGTGCCCGACAGCGAGGCTAGCAAAACCACTCCTACCCCAACTCCCGCTGCGCAGTCCGGCGGGGCTTTCTCCGACATCGAATTCTGAAAGCCATCACCATGCAATCCGAAGAACTGATCCGCGAATTCAAGTACGGCAGCGTCAAGCTGGCAGATCCCAGCTCCGCCTTTTCGCTCACCCAGGTCCGAGAGTTCTACGCGAACCATTATCCCGAGCTGCTCAATGCAGACATCGAAGGACCGGAAATGACGGGCAACCGCCAGATCTACACATTCCGGCGCGCAGTCGGCACAAAGGGGCTCGATAAGCGTGAAGCCTTACGCCTCCTGCAGGACAATGGAACACTGGTCGGAGCGGCTTCCAACGCCGCTCTCGCCTCCGCCCGCCCGAATACCCCTTTCGCGCTGGCGCTGCAGGAGGTGCTCCAGGCCCCGCTGCGCGGCGACGCATTCGCGCCCGGCAGCCACGACATCTCGGTGCTGCCATGAAACTGGATGCTCGGATTACTCCGTGGATCTTGCCGAGGCTCAGCGCGACCATTCCGACCAGCATTTGGCCGGCCGGGGCGGGTGAGCGGCCAATTGCACGTGATCTCGCCATATGCCTCCTGCAAACTGATCTGGTCGACGAGGCGGACCTCCAGTCCGCACGCGATGAGACAGAACTCTGCAAGCTGGCCCTTACTCGGTGGTGGAGTGGCCATGCACGTGGCCTGAGTCTGTTCAGGCTGCAGCCGTCCATTCAAACAACTCGAAACATCGGGCACTATGGCAGCCTGGCCGACGCTGCGTTCTGTCTGGACACAGAAGACCGGTTTCCTCTGCTGACCATGGAGAGTACGATCAGCCACCTGGAGGAAGAGCGGTACGGGCTAGGCCAAACCGTTCTTGCTCTCCTCTATGATGCGCTGGCCTACCTCCCTTATACGCTCAGCCCCGATACGGTCTTCGGCCTGGCGCAGTATTACTACTGGCAAGGTGAGGCTGATGAAGTTGCATTTGCCAATGTATCCATTGAGTACGAGGAAAGTGGCGCATCTTCTGTAGAGCAGTTTCTTTCGGAGTACGAAGTATTCAGGAAGGCCGATTTCTTCAGGAATATTCCCGATTGGCTGGTCTGGCCCAAGCGAGTGTGTTCCCGCAAGCAGGCGCTACGTGCAGCAGAGACATCGCTGACCCGGGACGTTATTGCCGCCTGTGACAGTGTCAGCGCTTGGGGACAGCGCCCCGAGTTCATTCGACGCGCAGATATCAGCGCTTGCCACATCGATTCGGCCGTCGACCCAATCTGCGCAACCATGGCACTCGCCTGGAGCGATAACGATGCTACGACCCGTGTTATCGATGATGCATTCAGCATGTTCATGCAAGGAGAGTCGACCGAAATGGTCACGGTCAGCGAGCTGGCCCTCGATGTGCGCTCCGTTAAAAAACGCCTCGCCGCCATGGAAGAAATGCTCGGCCTGGCTCGCCGGGTAGAAGAGCTGATCCTCCTGATAGGAGCACGCACATGAGCAGAGTTCAACTGCGCAGTCAGGCGGCCAGCTTCGGTATCGTCGAGGCCGAGGCGTCAAAGGAAATGGATCTGATCGGTGCCCTCCTGCTGTACTCATCCAGCGACGGCCGATCGGTATATGCCAGCAATCACCAGGTGATCTATGCCGAAGACGCGCCGGACGTGCCATTGCTCGGCCCGGGCAGTGCGCCTAGCAAAAAAGTACTTGCGCAACTGGGAGAGAAAATATCTGCGGCCGCAGCCTTTGCAGGCTTCATTCCGGAAAACCTGCTGTATATGGCACCTCGCTTAATTGCTTGGTGGTGCCCACCACAGCCGCGTCATCTTTGGTTCACAACTCAGGACGATGTAATCGGCGAGGCCAACGCAACCATCACCCAACCTGGCGTGGTCTTTCTTGTGAGCTCCGGCCGTCTGTATGTGTTCTCGACGGTCGGTGAGGAACGCCCACAGCCGGAAACGCCTTTGTACAAGGCCCCCTACTTCAATGTCTGGAAGAGCGGCGAAGTGTGTACCGGGAACGTGGCCATGCCGAAGTCCATGGACGCCGGAGCGATGAAGGATTATGAGCGCGCCTTCTATGGTAGTCGGTTCACGCACCCCAACGATCCCAATCTGGTCAGTTGCCAGGGTGGCGCGATCCCGATGTGGAAACACTTGCTGGACAACCCCAATGCCGCATGGGAGTGGGCCCAATGGCTCGTGCCATGCAAATCCACTCTTACCCAAAAGATTAAGGAACTGACCAAATGAACGCTATCGCCTTCGACAAACTGCAGAACACCATCACCACGGCCATCGACGAGATCGCAACGCTGCGAAAAGCGGCGCACTCTCTGCACTCGCTCTACCCGATTGCCGGCGCTGGTGATGACCCGGCCGCGCCGCTCGATCAGGCCAGTTTCCTGGCAGCCCCTGTGGCAGTGGTACCCCAACACGGTATGTTTGTGCCTATCGAGGAAAACAAGCACCGCTTTCTGCTGGCGCGGGACGGCCTCTACTTGGAGGTGCGTCGTCCATGGCTCCATTCCATCGTCCGCTTGAGCGAGCAGCGCGCTGTCGCCATGCCATTTGGCGAGATCTCGCCCCGTAACCAACTGGCCTTTGGTCGGCTCAGCTGCGCCATTGATCTGATGCGCGCCTTTGCCCGGCAGGCTATGAGCAACCTCCCCAACGAGGACATCTGCCACATTGCATGGGACAGCGAGGCCGGCCAGCTGGTGCCCGTCAAGTTGCAGATCGAAGACGCCACGCCAGGTTCAGTCCGATACCGCACTGACTCGCTTCCGGCACATCAGTCGTTGGCCATCGATATCCATAGTCACGGCTCGATGCCAGCGTTCTTCAGCGACCAGGACAATCTGGACGACGCCGGCAGCGTGAAGTTTGCAGGGGTCATCGGCAACCTGGATAGCGATTCCCCTACCGTATCCTTCCGCCTGTGCATGCTGGGACTCTATGCCCCTATCACCGTGCCAGTGGAAAAGCTGTTTGGAGGGTGAGATGCCACATTTCACTCATCCGCATCTTTTGGAGAAGGTGGTAGAGATTGATCTGATCGGCTGCGGGGGAAACGGCTCGCAGATGCTCACTGGCCTGGCCAGGCTGGACCATGCACTGCAGGCGCTTGGGCATCCCGGCTTGATGGTCCGCAGCTGGGACCCTGACACGGTGAGCGAAGCCAACCTGGCACGCCAGCTTTTCACGCGCGCCGACGTCGGACAATCCAAGGCCATTGTGCTGACACATCGCATCAACGCGTTTTTCGGATTGAACTGGAAGGCCTATCCTGATCGCTATTCTGGACATGGGAATGCCTCCATGGTGATCGTATGCGTGGACAGCATAGCGGCGCGCCACGAGATTGATCAGCAGATCAACAGCTGGAGCCGAGAGCCTCACTATGTGATGGACCTCGGCAACCGGGCATCTGACGGCCAGGTCATTCTTGGCCAGCCGAGAACACATATCACCGCTGGCGAGCGTACTCCTGCGGGCCACGTTCGCCTGCCCTATCCATATGACGCTCTTCCCGAGCTGATCAATGTAGCGATCCCGGAAGATGACACCCCAAGTTGCGGCCTGGCCGAAGCATTGGAAAAGCAAGAGCTGTTCATCAACCAATCCGTGGTGACGCCGGCGCTCCAGCTTCTCTGGGAAATGTTTCGTCATGGCCAAGTGAATTGGCACGGTGTATTCGTGAATTTGAAGGCGGGCCGCATGGTGCCAATGGCGGTGAAGGAGCCCCAGGAGACCTCATCATGAGAAAAAGCGGACAAGGAAGGCGGCCCGACTCACCGTTTGTGGCAGCTGATATGCTTCAAAACACATCAAGCATGCGGCCCTTGATCCGCTTGCTTGCCGCCCAAGCCGTGAAAAGCTGGCTGGCCGGCAATCCACCCAATACAGCAACATCAACGACACACGATGGCAATGAAGGCAACGATCTACGCACGGTATAGCAGCGACAAACAGAGCGAGACCTCTCTCGACGATCAGTTACGTGTGTGCCGCGCCCGGGCTGACCGGGAGGGCGCAACGGTCGAATTCGAGCGCTGCGATGCTGCCATCTCTGGCTCGACCGCAGTGGGCACCCGCCCTGCCGGCAACGCGATGCTGGCTGACGCGCTCGCCGGCCGCTTTGATCTGCTACTGGTGGAAGGCCTGGACCGCCTTGCACGCGACCAGGTCGAGCAAGAGCAGATTGTCCGTCGCCTGGAGCATCGTGGTATCCGGATCATCGGCGTTTCGGATGGCTACGACTCGCGGCACAGCGGTCGCAAGATAATGCGTGGCGTCCGAGGGCTGATCAACGATCTCTACTTGGACGACCTGCGCAGTAAGACGCATCGAGGCCAGGCCGGCCAGGTGGAGCGGGGATATATCGCCGGCGGGAAGTCGTATGGGTATGACATCGTGAAGGCGGGCGGCGGGAGCACGTACAAGATCAACGAAAGCCAGGCACGCTGGGTCGTTTGGATTTTCGAGCAATATGCCGCTGGAAACAGCGTGCAGCGGATCGCCCATGAACTGAATAACCAGGGTGTATCATCGCCGCGCGATAGCACGTGGGCCGTGTCCGCCATCTATGGCAGCCCGGTGAAGGGCTCGGGCATCTTGAATAACTCGATGTATGTGGGTCAGTACGTCTGGAACAGATCTCAATGGATCAAAGACCCGGATACCGGCCGGCGCCAAAGAACAGAGCGCCCCCGAGAGGAATGGCAGATGGCCAGCCTGCCGGAGCTGCGCATCATTGATGACGAACTTTGGCGCCGCGTGCGAGAGCGCATTGATGCCGGGCGGGACGAACATGGGCGCAAGCGCCAGGTCCGGCCAGCGACGACCCTCTTTGGCGGGATGATGCTCTGCCCCCACTGCGGCGGGGCCGTGGTGGCGATCAATGCGGACCGCTACGGCTGTGCGGCCGCGAAGGATCGTGGCCCGGCCGTGTGCAAAGGCTTCTCTATTCCAAGAGACTTGGTTGAGAAGCGCCTGATTTCGATTATCCGTGCAGAGCTGCTTTCACCGGTGGCGGCCGCCGAGTTCGAAAAGGCTTTTGAAGAGTTGCTGACCGAAAATACTGGCTCGACTGAAGATGTGGCCCAAGCTACCAAACGGATCACCCAGCTCACAGCCGAGATCGGGCGAGTGATTGACGCCATCACCATGGTCGGCGCCTCGGAGGCGCTGGCCTCCAAGCTGAAAGCTTTGGAAAATGATCGTAGCGCGCTGCAGCGCAGGCTTGCACTCAAGGCAGCAAGTGAGGCGGCACGCACGCCCAACGTCGGCAGCATCTTCAATGAGATCCTGATGAACCTGACGGATGCGCTGCGGGAGAACCCATTGATGGCCAGGAAGATCCTGGGCGATATCTTCGGCTCGATCCAGCTGGAGGTGAGGGAAGATAACCAAGTGTGGGCCAGAATGGCAACGGCCCAGCTACTTAAGCAAGTAGCCGGGCCGTCTATATCGGTGGTTGCGGGGGCAGGATTTGAACCTACGACCTTCGGGTTATGA